AATTATGTCAATGCTGGTTGGGGTGAAAAGTATGAACAAGGCGACTCACAAGCCTCTGGCGATCCTTATACCTCTTGTCTTAACACAGCAAGGAATGCTTTCATTCAATTCTGCTGTGCAAGAGAGGACCTCCAACCCGCCGGAGCCTATGATAATCTCGGACTAGCCGCCGGGGATGATTCAATTCAACGCAATGTCAATCCTGACACAGCTGTAAATGTCGCCAAGTCTTGGGGTTTTGTACTCAAGTTCGCGACACGTTTACGCGGTCAGACAATTGATTACCTTTCCAGACAGTACTCACCTGCTGTTTGGATGGGATCACCTGACAATATCGCATGTCCCCTACGGCTCATATCCAAATTCCATGTTTCCCGTCTAGCAACGAAAGTACCTGCTTATGTATTGGCTTACACCAAGGCCGTTTCAGTCATGACAAATGACCATAGCACTTACCTACTTTCTAGCTGGATGCGGAAAATAATTCGGCAAACATCTGTACAAGCCCGGGCCTGGATCAAACAAGCCTCGACCGGTGCCAAGTGCGAACTCACTCGTGAAAGACAGTGGGCTGCCAGAACAATCGACGATAGCTGTGGTGCAACTACAGCCTCCAGTGATTTCAGTAATAAGGTGTCTTACCAAACTGAAATGAATCTCGATTATGACTGGCAAATCCAAGTTTTCATTGATGAGGGGTTCAGTGTTACCAAAATGGAAGATTTCATTGAATGGTGTGACGACCCAAATACTGACTGGCGCGATTGTCCAGTCCTGTATGAACGCGAAGCGATCAAGACCGCCTTGCCATATTTGGCCAATGGTGAGATTGTGGGACCTTCCGAAGCCGCACCAGACACTCCTGACATTGTCGTACTACAAGCTAACTCATCTATGGATCTCAAACATTCCGAACCACCTGTTCAAATGCCACGGGATGACAATATCAAGTTGGACGTTGGTGACATCAAACAACTTGTTAAGTCATTCACGGCTGAACATCACCGGAAACCCAAGGGAGC